GTGGCTCGGCGGGCAGGCGCTGCCGACCGACTGATTGCGCGGCGTCCATCATCGCCCGGCGGCCTGAGCAACGCCGCCCCGTGTCACCGCGGCGCGCCGAGCAGCATCGCTAATGCCTCGGCCCGATCCCCCCGATCGGCCCCCAGTTGCGCGCACCGGTGCTCGATCGCCCAGAACGCCGGCGAGATCGATCCCGCTGGCGTCGCGCTTTTACCACCTGTCGGATTAGGTATGCTAGAATAGCGCCAACGAAAAACGCACCCCTCGCTTGCAGGCAGGGTGCGCTTCTCTGTACCTAATTGTTGCGCGTGCGCGCGTTGCTATTCTAGCACCCTGCGTGCGTGGAAGCAAGCGCGGCGCGGCAGGGAGCAAGCTATGACTGTCCCCGAAGACGCAAACACTCAATCTGCAGAAGCGCAGAAACCAGACACTGACGAAATGCCAGCGCACGCCGATCCAGTTAGTATAAACCAACAAGAGCCAGCACTTTCCGCACTACCCTTATCGGATCCTCCTGTGCCTGCGCTTCCCAAGGTGGTAGATGATGAATTGTCTCAATGGGTCGAGCAAAGTACGGCTCGGCAGCAACGTAAACTGGAGCGAAGTAGCCGGGTGAAAGAAGTACGGCGACGCCCTCTGCATCACCTCATTATTTCCTCCGAAAATCTTCGTGAGTTGGTTGAGATTATTGAGGAGCAGAGAAATACACTCGATCCTGCGAAAACAACTGCGCCGAAATACGCGATTGATACCATGGATGGCGCTAGTTATGAAAGCAGCTCGGCGGCTATTTTTGCCCCCTCACAAATCGTCGACACCCACCAAATTCAGCATGTCCACATCGATTGGTTTAGCTCAGATGATATGACTATCGCTGGATGGATAAGAATCGATATACGTCAAGGGGATTATAGCGGTTCAGATATTCGCATTGAGAGCTATGACCGTACTTGGGTTAATGGTGTCATGGGCCGTTTTGAGAATATGATAGCCCATTGGGAAAGACAATCACGCTGGCCGCGATGGTTTGCCTGGCCAATTGCACTCATATTAGCATATGGATTAGGACGTCTCGCGCTTTCTCTTCTGGTTTATGTCATCACAGGTAGCTGGTCGCCGCCCACGCCACGGCAGCAAATAGATCAGCGTTCGCTCTCATTCATTACGTTCTTAGGGGCGATTGTGTTCGGAATAGTTCCAGCGGCCTTCTTTCTTTCTCAATTCTACGAGCTATGGCCTAGTATTGAGTTTCGTACTGGACGCGAACACGAACAGAAGTATCGTCGGCGTCGAGTATGGTTATGGGGCTTTGTCGTCGTTTTTATCGTTCCTATTCTGTCGACACTGGCTTACGATTTGATTAGGTGGCTTATTGGATTATAAGCTGGCACTCGTCCGCCGCCCGCCGCGAGCGCGCCCGCCGCTGGCTCCAGGCCTGCGCGGGCCTGCGCGGCTATCCGGCGCCGGCCAACAGGGAGGCTTTATGCCATTGCCACAATCACAGAATCTCCTGGAACAGCTGCTCACGGGGCATCACATGAGTGCCGAGGAGCTCGATCAATTGATCACCGGCCCAGCGAAGGAAGATCTGTACCTCGAGTATAAACACGGATTAGAACTCCAGAAACCGAATGCCGCTGACACGATTCGGGAATATATGAGTGGTTTTGCCAATAGCGCGGGTGGCGTGCTCATTATCGGAGTGAATGCCCCCAATGGAGTGCCTACTGAGGTTACTGGTTGTCAGCGGGACAAAAAAGGCGATCTGGCTGAGTGGGCCGCTCGGTGCCTTACCGAAATGGCGAGCTTCTTTTCACCGCTGCCACGGTTTCATGTCATCGCTCACCCTCAAGGCGAGGTACTCATCGGGGTAACACAGCGCTCGCTCAGTCTTGTTCCCCGCCGCCTGGGTGAGAGCATGGTGTACCATTTCCGTATGCATGACCAGACGCTGAAGGCCCCTGATTATCTGATGGGCGATCTCCTGCTTGGCCGGCGGCAGCAGCCGATCTTACAGGTCTCTGGTCATAACTTGACTGATCTGCGCAAAGAGTATGATGGCCCGAATGATTCAATGGATGCAGGCATTGTCCTTCGGATTCACTATGAAAACATGAGTATTGTGTGGGCCGATGACTGCCGATGGGGGCTTATCGCACGGCTTCAGAGTGTAGGCACACCGAGAGCAAGTGTGAGCACTCCAGGACGGCATCTCTTATCCTTTGTTGACGTGATTGATATACCGAATGCAAGCAATCCACGTCCTGCGCAGTTATATCATTTTCGCGGGGTGCTCCCCATCGAAGAGCCTTTTGCAACTGCAACGCAAAGTATTTCGTTTTATGTTCCGCTAGTGATACGTGGCAAGTGGTTGGCATATACCTGGAAAGCAGCCCTGTATGTGACGGCAAAAAACAGCTTGCCACTATGGCACCAAATAAATATAGTCGTAAATAACGATATACTCAGCGTGATTAATAAAGCACCGACAAAAGACATACAAAGCGAAATAATTCGACTCACAACGGAGCGCCCCGTTGTCACCTGGGAAACAATCGATCCTTTGGAGCTTTGAGCAAAGTGCGCGAGCCCGTCACATCCTCAACCACACGAACGACAATCGCCCTGGTTCTCGGAGTGAGAACCAGGGCGATTATTTGCATGCCCCTCACGCCCGCCTGTCCGCACTGCTGCCGCGCCGTTCCTGCCCGTCCCACCCGCCGCCGTCGCCGACCAAGCGCACCAGGTCTTCCTGGCTGCGCACCTGCCGCCGCGCCAGCTCGCGCAGCTGCACGAGCAGCCCGCGCAGATCGTCGCGCTCATCCTGGCTGGCTGCGCTGAACGCCACGAGCCGCGCGTCGTGCGCTTCCATCAGCTGCAGCAGCCGATCGATCCGGCCGATCAGACTCTCGATCTGCTCGCGCTGCGCCTGCATCACCTCGCGCACCATGCCGATCTGGCCGTAGGTGTCGAGAATGTCACGCAGCGCCTGGTCAACGTCTTTCGTAGGCGCGCTGCGGCTGGCCACGATCGCATCGATCGCGGTCAAGGTGCGCTCGATCCCTTTCAGCCGGTCGACGATCTCCTGCTCCCTCATGGCGTCATTCCTCCTGGAAGGCTCCGCCCGATACGCCGGGTGTCACGCGCGCCGATCGGCGGAGCCCTCACCGTATCAGTGTAGCACATACTTACTAGACAATAACGCAAAAACTCGCTATCATAACCATGTCACGCGCCGCCGATCTCGATCGGAGGCGCGTGTTGTGCGTGACGAGGCTTTAGCCAAGATTCGCCAGGCCAAGATCCGGCGGCTGGAACATATCGAGATCCAGATTGCCAGCGCCGGCGACATGCACGCCCCCGTCGAGCTGCTGAACGAGCGTGAGGATCTGCGGCGCGAGGTCGGCATCGTGGGCGCGGTGGCCGACGGCAATATCGACGACAGCACGCGGAGGCTGCTCAGGCGCTACGACCAGGCCGATCTCAATCTCAACGTGATGACCAACCTGGTGCAGCGGGTCACGCGCATCGAAGAGTGGACAGCCGCCGACCATGGCGAGCGCAGCCGGCGGCAACTGTATTTGAACCTCTGGCTGGGGGCGATGACCATCCTGCTCTTAGCGCAGCTGCTCGGCAGGTGGCTATGACCGAGCGCCAGTATCTGCTCGACCGCTGTTTGCGCCTGGAGGCGCGGCTGCTTGGCGTCGAGGTTGCGCCGTTTGACCCGGCCACGGACGAAGCGCCACCTGAGCCGGCCCGACCACCCACGTTCGTGGGGAAGCGCTACTGCAAAGTCACAGCGGAGGATGCGCGCACGATGCGCGTGCTGCGTGAGCAGGGGCTGAGTTATTACGCGATTGCCAAGCGCCTCGGGTTTGGCTACTCGACCGTGCGCGTGTATGCGTGGAATGTACGGGTGGCGCCGCTCGTCGAGCGCGCCGTGGGGGAATAAGGGGATGTCCGCATTCGCCTACATCGGCCAGGCCAAGACCGGCCAGGAGTTCATCGACTACGTCCAGACCTACGACTTCGGCAGCGTGCCGCCGTCGTTTGTGGTCGTCCATAACTCTGCGAACCCCGACGCCTCGTGGGCGCCGCTGAGCGGCGATCCGGGCACCAAGTGGGATCGGAATGAGGCCGGGCTGTCGAGTGACCAGATCAAGGCCAAGCGGAAGCCGCAGCTCGATACCATCAAAAACTACTACGTCTCACTCGGCTGGACGACCGGGCCGCACCTGTTTATCGACGAGCGCTGGATCTGGCTGTTCACCCCGATGTACGATGTCGGGACGCACGCTGCGTCCGGCAACAGCTACCACGATGCGCAGGGCAAGCTGCACTACTCGATCGGGATCGAGACGATCGGCTACTTTCAACACAACGGCTGGCCGGACAGCATGCAGAAGCTCTTGCAAATAGCTGTTCAATCGCTCCGCGATCGGCTGAAGAATTTCGAGATTGTGTACCACAGCGCCCCGACGAATCAGCCGGCCAGTCACGATCATTCCATCAGCTTTCACCGCGATTACAACAAGCCGGAGTGCCCAGGCGCGATCATCACGCCTGATTACGCGATTCCGATCCTGCAGAAGTCCTACCAGACAGTGTACGCGCAGCTGCGCATCGTCGCGCCATGCGCCGTGTTCACGGCTCCTGACCCCGATAGCCCGCTGGCCAGTGGGCCGGACAACGGTATGACCACGCTCGCGCCGGGGGCAGTCGTGAACATCGGACAACAGCAGGATGGCTGGTTGCATGTCGCGCCGAATACGACCGACCCGCCCGGCATCGGGTTTTTGCCGAGCAGCTACGCGCGGCCGCTATGACCATCCGCCGCCCGCACATCATCATCATCGCGATCGGCGCGCTGCTGTGGGTCGCGATCTGGTACGCCGCCGGGTCGATCGTCTGGTGGATATTCGGAGGGAGGTAAGCGATGGACATTGGTTTTACGGCCTATCTGTGGGTCAACCTGATCTTGTTCGGCTTTTTCACGGGGATCGGCTGGGTGATCGCGCGCGCGGTGTACGAAGCGATCCTGTGGGTGCTTGGCCAGCGCAAGCCGCAGGCGTAGCCGTGGCAGTCAGCGCAAAGCAACAGGCGTTCATCGAGTCGTATTTGCGCTGCTGGAACGGCTATCAGGCCGCGATCGACGCGGGCTACGCCGAGAACACCGCGCGCCACCAGGCGAGCAGATTGTTGTCATATGACAACATCCGAGCGGCGATTCAAGAACGCCTATCCGAGCTGAAGATGAGCGCCGATGAAGTGCTGACGCGGCTCAGCGACCAGGCGCGCGGGAGTCTGGCGCCGTTCATCCGCCGGGATACGGACGGCGATCTGTATGGGTTTGATCTCAGTGCGACACAGCCCTTGCATCTGCTAAAAAAAGCATCCGTCACGCGCCGCCGCCAGAAAGACGATCGGGATGAGATCGTGACGGTTGAGACGGTCACGATCGAGCTGTACGACGCGCAGGCGGCGCTCGCCTTACTCGGCAAGCATCACAAGCTCTTTACCGACCAGGTGGAGCATTCCGGCAGCGTGGATATCAAAGGCTATACGCATGTTTCCCCCGACGACTGGGACGACAAACCGCCCGACACGAGCGCATAACCCGATCGCGGTGTTCGATCCGCTGCCGTGGCAGATCGCGCCGTGGCGGGATCGCTCGCCGCTGCTGCTGCTGACCGGCTCAGCCGGCGGCGGTAAGTCGCGCCTCGCCGGCGAGAAGATCCATGGCTACTGTCTCCGGTATCCCGGCGCGACCGCGCTGATCGCCCGCAAGGCGAAGACCAGCATGAGCGGCGGCACGATCCTGTTTATGCGTCGCAAGGTCGTCGGGAGCACGCGCGCCGTGCGCTGGGTCGACAGCCCCAAGTTTCGGTTTGAGTACGCCAACGGATCGATCCTCCAGTTCGTCGGCCTCCTGGACGACAACGCGCGCGACAATCTCAAATCGATCGGGCAGGATGGCGCGGTCGATATCGGCTGGTTCGAAGAGGGCACCCAGTTCGAGGAAGAGGATCTGAGCGCGATGTCGGCGCGTATGCGCGGCAAGGCGGCGCCGTGGCGGCAGCTGATTTTTACGACCAACCCCGATGCGCCGCTGCACTGGATTAAGCGGCGGCTGATCGATGGCGGCGAGGCGACGGTGTACTTTTCGTCAGCCGCGGATAACTTTCACAACCCTGCCGACTACACCGCGTGGCTGGCGACGCTCTCCGGGGTGGAGTATCAGCGACTCGTGCTTGGCCAGTGGATCCAGGCCAGCGGGCTCGTCTATGATGTCTGGTCGGACGGCCCCGACGACGGCAACGTGACCACGGACGCGGACTACATTGATGGCGGTGGTATCATTCTGTGGGGGGTTGACGACGGCTACACCGGCAAGCTCGATCCGCGTAGCGGACACTATACCGGCGACAGCCACCCGCGCGTGTTCGGCCTGTACCAGCTGCGCCCGGATGGGTCGCTCAATCGCTTCGCCGAGAGCTATGCGGTTGGGATGCTGTCTGACGACCATATCAAGCTGGTGCAAGCGCTGCCCTACCCGATCCCTGATTTCGCGGTGGTCGATAAGTCGGCGGCCGAGCTGAAGGGCCGGCTGCATGCCGCCGGCGTCTACACCCGCAACAGCCCGAGCGATGTCGAGGAAAGCATCAAAGAGCTGCGCAGCGCGCTGGCGAAGGATCGCAATGGGCGGCGGCGCGTCCACGTCCATCCGCGCTGCACGCACTTTCGCGCCGAGATGGCCAGCTACCGGCGCGATAGCGTCAGCGGCAAGCCGATCAAGCAATTCGATCACGGGCCGGATGAGTGCCGCTACGTGGTCTGGTCGCAAAGGTTTGAGCAATGAGCATCGCACAGCGCGTGAGCGCCGCTGCACTGTATAAACGCTGGTTTTACGCGCCGCATTTCACTGGTCGGCGCTGCGCCTTGCGGCTGCTGGCGCTGGGCTTTGTGTGGGACGGCTCGAAATGGCATATGCCGACCGCAGAGCGCTTTCTTGAAGGGCTGAAGCAATGACCGATACCCTCGCACCATCGGCCATCCAGGGCAACACGCTGGAGTACCCGTCGAGCGCCCCGGCGGTGTTCGGCCTGGCCTTCCCGTGGCTGATGTCGCCGCCCAGCTACACCGATCTGCCGACCTACTGGAGTCCGCGCCGCGACTGGGTGCTGAGTGTGACGCCGCAGAAGGAGGATATGTGGGGTGCGGCGGTCGCGATCGCGTCCACGCGCTTTGCGGCGCACGGCTACATCATCAAAGACAGCCAGGACAGCTCGCGCCGCGTGGCGAGTAGCTTGCAGCTGCTGAAAGGCGCGAACGGCGGCGAGGGCTGGGTGCCGTTCGCCTTGAAAGTGATGCGCGATCTGCTGACGACCGACAACGGCGTGTTTATCCGCATCCGGCGGCAGGGCGACACGACCACGCCGATCCGCGTCAAGGCCGCCCAGCCGGCCATCGTGAGCGGCGCGCTGCGACAAGATTTCAGCGAGGCGGCGGTCACGACCTCCGCGCCGGGATCCAAGATCACCGGGCTCTACCACCTCGACAGCCTCCGCTGCATCCGCACCGGCAACCTCGCCTACCCGCTGCGCTTTATGCCCATCAACGGCATGCAGCAGATCCTCCGCTGGGACCAGGTGCTGATGTACGCCGATCAGCCGTCCCCCCGCGCGGAGCTGTTTGGCGTGGGCGAGTGCGCGGCCGGGCGGGCCTATAAGACGATCGCCAAGCTGGCCGCGATGGAGCAGCTGGTCTTCGAGAACTTGACCGGCGGCGGCGCGAATAAGCTGGTGTTTTTGCAGGGCATCAACGACCCGACCCTGCAGGCGATTTTGAAAAGCGGCGAGGCCGACGCCCAGGCGCGCGGGCTGGTCTACTACCTGGGCACCATTTTGGGCGCGATCCCCAGCGACACGCCGATCAGCATGGTCGAGGTGAAGCTGAAAGAGCTGCTGAGTAATTTCATTCCCAAAGACGAGCGCGACAACGGCTATTTGATCTACGCCAACACGATCGGCGTGCCGGTGCAGAGCATCCAGCCGCTTTCGGGCCAGGGCCTGGGCACCGGTACGCAGACACTGGTCTTGGACGACGCGGCCAAAGGCCAGGGCGCGATGCCGGCGTTCATCAAGTGGTGGGAGCAGACCGTCAGTGACCGCGTGCTGCCGGCCACCACCGAGCTGCAATTTGCCGACGAAAACGACATGCGCGACCAGAAGGCGCACGCCGAAGTCCAGAAGCTGCGCGCCGACACCCGCAAAGTACAGATCGATAGCGGCGAGATTAGCCCGGCGATGGCGCGCCAGCTGGCGGTGGACAGCGAGGACTTGCCGCAGGAATTGGTCGCGGATGACGTCACCAGCGGTGGCCAGCTGAGCGATGATGAGAAGATGACGCCCGAGCGCAGCAGCCTCAGCCCGGCCAGTCTCGCGCTGATTCAGAGTGCGCCGACCGCGCCGCCCAAGCAGGCGCCGGGACTGGCGACCAAGGATGCGGCGGATGACGACGCGGCCGCGCTGCTTGAGTCGGAGCTGGGCTGGGCCAAGCGCTTAGGAAAGGCCAGTCTCCGTGCCTAACCCGCCTGCTCCGCTGACCTGGCTGATCGCGCGCCTGTCGAAGCTGATCGCGACGGCGACAGGCGCGCTGGAAGCCGACTATCCGAACGGCGTCGGCGATTGGCAGCAGGAAGTCAGTCGCCAACTCGCGCGCTACCACGGCGCGGCGATGCTGGCCGGCGCGGAGGTGGACACGTTGACGCCGGAGATGACCACGGCCGTCACGACCGACCTCGCCACGCAGCTGCGCTTTCTGGACAAGTTTGCCCTCGAGATGCAGGACGGCGATACGTGGCAGGCGGGGTGGAACAGCCGGGCGAATATGTATGCCGGGAGCATCAAGACGCCCTACTGGCAGGGCAATGTGGATATGCTGCCACTCCCGGCCATGCCGGCGGACGGAACCTCGACCTGCCTGACCCGCTGTACGTGCATGTGGGACGTGACGAAGCTGGCGGGCGAGGGCAACTACGATTGCACCTGGCTGCTGGGCGCGACTGACCATTGCCAGATATGCAAGCAGCGCGCGGCCGACTGGGCGCCGATCCGGGTGCGGGATGGGGTGGTGCAATAGTGGGCAAAAGCAAGGTTATTCTGCCCCGCAAGCTGAGCGTGAATCCGCAGGCAATGGCGCGCGCGATCACCAACACCATGAACGCGACGGCGCGGGCGATTCAGACCGACTTCAATGTAACCACGCAGACATGGGACGACAAGCCGACGTTCGCGATCGCCAGCCCGACGCCCTACACCCGTAAGATCGGGACGGATGACGCGATCTATTCGATGCTGAATGAAGGCACGCCAGAGCACGACATCGCCCCCCGGCCCGGCGGCACGCTGGTGTTCCGCACGCCGTTTCGTCCAAAAAGCCGCGTGCGCTACATCGGCAGCAATGCCGGGAGCAAGGGCGGCAACGTGGTCTTTACGCGCCGGCCCATCCATCATCCCGGCACCGAGGCGCGCGACTTTGACAAGGTAATTGCTGAGAAATGGAATCGGCAATTCGCAGGGATTATGCAGCGGGCGGTGGACGCTGAAGTCTAGCAGAGGTAGACATGCGCATCCCAATCATCCTCCTGAGCATCCTGCTCCTGATGGCCATGCTGGCGTTCAATCCGCCGGCCGCTACTGGCAGCATCGCCGTGGTCGCGCCACTGCCGCCGCGCGCGACGTTCACGCCCGCGCCGCCGACGGCCACGCCCGATCCCGACGCGACCACTGCTCCGGAGCCGACCGACCCGCCGGAGGCCTATCCGCCGCCGGCCTATCCTGCGCCGAGTCACCACCGGCATCAGACGCCGCGCGAGGCGCTATCGAAACTCCTGGAGGGTCTGTTTGGATCTCGTTGAGCTGTTCTCCAAGCCGCCGGCGTCGTTCGTGTGGTCGCAGTCGGAAGACGGCACGCGCACGATGGGCACGTCAGAGGGCTTTGTGCTGGATATTCTCTCCGATCGCGTGGAGGCGGCCGCACTGTTTCCGCCCGATCGGCCCGACCTGGTCGAGCGGAACGCGGCATTGCTCCAGCTGCTGCTCGTGGCGATGCGGCCGGACTGGAACAGCGCCGCGTCCTGGCTGGCCCAGGCGATGCGGATGGCCGCGCGTGGTCACCGGGAGCAGATCAATGTGAGTAGGCGCGTGCGCTTTGTGGATGACCCGACGCAGAGCCGTGCAACGCTGCGGATACAACGCTGATGGCATTGCATCATCTTGACAATAAGAGTACACTAGAAACACGCGACGACGAAATGCGCGACTTTGCCCGCGTCGTCCGAAACGCCCTGTTGATGATTGTTCGGTACCTGGAGAAGCGCTACCACCTTTGCGGATAATCGAACGCCCGTACTGGTATCAGTCCAGGCCCCTCCTGCCCTAGAGCGTTCTCGCCCTCCGGCAGCGGAGGGCCTTTTTTGTTGCTTTTTGTTGCCATGTCCGACCCGACACCACAACCAGGCGCACCCCTCCACGGCCCCGGCGGCCTGCTCGGCGCGCCCGGCCTGGGCACGCGCCGGCGCAAAGGACGCAAGTGGGGCATGCGCCTGAAGGCGAAGCAGATCGTCGGCAATCTGTACCGCGGCGACACCGGCAAATTCCAGGCCGGCAGCGGCGGATCGCCCGCCGGCGCGACGCCCAAGCGCGGGTTTGTGCTGAGCAAGCAGCCGAAGCCGACCGCGCGCACGCCCATCAAAACGGCCAAGCCCAAGAAGGGCGGCGGCGCCGCAAAGAAACCCAAGAAGGTCGCGCAGACGGCGGAACAGAAGCGATTAGCGCGCATTACGGAGCACGCCCAGAACCGCCAGAAGATCCTGGCCGGCATGAACATTGCGCCCGACGGGCAGGCGGCGCTGGGCGACCTGGCCGACGGCGAGCAGCCGCGCGACCCGTCAGCGATACAGCGCGGGGGGCTCGTCGAGGCCGGGCTGGTCGAGCAGGCCAAGGATGGTAGCTACCGCCTGAGCGCCAGCGGGCGCGCGGCCATGGCGGCGGCGGCCA